TCGCTCCGTGGCGTGGCTTGACGATTACTTCGACATTGGAGAGAAATACATCAGGACAAAGAACCGCAAGGTCAGCTATGTATTCTGCGGTCTTCGCCATAACCTAGACAGCATCAAATCAAAAGCGCGAATTCTTGTAGCCTGGGTTGACGAGGCCGAGTCTGTTTCTTCGACTGCGTGGAAAAAGCTTCGCCCGACCGTTCGTGAAGAAGGCTCAGAAATCTGGGTTACGTGGAACCCGGAGAAGGACGGCAGCGCCACCGACAAACTTTTCAGAAAGAATCCCCCAAAAAGCTCAATTATTGTCGAGATGAACTATGTTGACAATCCATGGTTCCCCGCGGTGCTTGAGGAAGAGCGACAGGAAGACCTGGCAAACCTTGATTACGCAGATTACGCGTGGATATGGGAGGGGGCTTACCTCGAAAACTCAGATAAGCAGGTGCTGGCTAACAAATACGTCGTGCAGAGCTTCGAAGACAATCTATGGAGGAAATCAGAGCGCTTGCTGTTCGGTGCTGACTTCGGATTCGCGAAAGACCCCAGCACGCTTATTCGCATGTTCATTCTGGATAACAACCTCTACATCGAATACGAGGCCTACGGCAATGGCGTAGAGCTCGACGATATGTGGAAGTTTTATGCAGGCAAAACCGATGCCACGCCGAAACAGCTTGAGGACTGGGAGGTCACTGACGATGCGAAATTCCCCGGTATCCCTGAAGCGCGTAAATGGCCCATCAAAGCCGACAACTCCAGGCCAGAAACTATCAGCCATATCAAAGGGCAGGGATTCAATATCTCAGCTGCTCAGAAATGGCAGGGTAGCGTAGAGGACGGCATCACCTTCCTACGTGGATTTAAGAAGATCATCATCCATCCTCGCTGTAAAGAAACAGCGAAAGAGGCGCGGCTTTACTCGTACAAAACAGACCGTATCACTGGCGAAGTCTTGCCGATTATCGAGGATAAGTACAACCACTGCTGGGATGGAATCCGATACGGTCTGGACGGGTATATCAAACGCAAACCTCAATCGATGGGGATGATGATTCCTAAGCGCCTTAGGGGGAAATAATCATGAAAAACAAATGCAAATGCCCTGGCTGCGAACGCAAAAGAAAAGGCGGGCCGGGTTATCAGCCATGTGCCACCAAATATCCTGCCAGGGGAATTGCTCCACCACCTAAACGACCATAACGGACAATCCATGACTGACAAATTAACACTAGCCGTCAATCACGCGCTGAATGACGTCAGGCTTGCTCGCGCCCGCATGGGGCTACTTTATCCTTCAATGGGTTTGGACGCTAAGCGTAATTCAGCCTGGTGCGAATACGGATTCAAAGAAGAATTAACCTTCGATGACCTTTACAAGCTCTACCGCCGCGGTGGTATAGCTCACGGTGCCGTAGAAAAGCTTGTTGGTAAATGCTGGCAGTCAAACCCTGAAATCATTGAGGGTGAAAAGTCAGATGAAACACGCATGGAAACGTCTTGGGAGTCCAAAACTAAGCAGGTTTTCACTAACCGACTTTGGCGCGCGTTTCTTGATGCTGATCGGCGACGTCTCGTTGGCCGCTATGCAGGAATTCTCCTGCATATTCGAGATAATAAAGCGTGGAATCTGGAACCAACGAAAGGGCGTGGTCTGGAAAAAGTAAGTATTGCATGGGCCGGTTCACTGAAAGTCAGCGAATGGCATGACGGAGTGGTTTCAAAGAATTATGGTCAGCCGAAGATGTGGCAGTACACAGAGATTCTACCCAATGGTTCCTCTCGCCGTGTCGACATCCACCCTGGTCGAGTTTTCATTCTTGGTGACTATACAGACGATGCGATCGGTTTCCTTGAGCCTGCATACAACGCTTTTGTCAGTCTGGAGAAGGTGGAAGGTGGTTCCGGTGAGTCGTTCCTGAAGAACGCTGCACGCCAGCTTAACGTCAACTTTGAAAAGGAAATCGACTTCAATAATCTGGCGTCGCTGTATGGCGTGAGTATCGATGAGCTACAGGAAAAGTTTAACGAAGTTGCCGGGGAAATTAACCGGGGTAACGATGTGTTAATGACCACGCAGGGGGCGACAGTTACACCACTTGTCACTGCCGTAGCAGACCCAACAGCAACCTACGACGTTAACCTCCAGACAGCTTCCGCTGGCGTAGATATTCCGACTCGCATTCTCGTAGGTAATCAGCAGGCCGAGCGTTCCAGCACAGAGGACCAGAAGTACTTCAATGCTCGCTGCCAGTCCCGACGAGGCGAATTGTCATTCGAGATTGAGGACTTCTGCGACAAGTTGATTAACCTCGGCATTATCGACCCGATAGGCCATAAAACAGTTATTTGGGACGACCTTAATGCGCAAAGCGATAGTGAAAAACTGGATGCCGCGCAGAAGATGTCGCAGATAAACAGCGCATCATTAGCAACAGGCGAGCAGGTATTTACTGGTGAAGAGATTCGTGTGGCTGCCGGGTATGAGGGTTCACCTGAACCACTTCCGGAGATAGATGATGACGAAGAAGAAAGCGAAATCACCGATACTACCCGGAAACCTTAAAGACCCGACAGGCGCTGACCGCCTTGAGCGCGGAGCAATGAACGAGTTCGCCAGGCGAATGAAACGCATTGGCAAAGCCTACAAGGACATCCTCGACCGCATTCCTGCATCACCATCAGTAAACCAGCGCTACACCTTCGAACTCGACTCCACCCATCTATCAATGCTCCTCAGCAATGCCTCATTGCTGGTGGATGAGATTTTGGGTGCGGATAACGAGACGGGGTTCTGGTTCTGGACTGATTACGTCAACCCGGCGTATCAGCGCGGCACGGCGCAGGAGTTCGCCAATCTGTCACAGCAGTCTGCCGTGTACGCGGCAGGACAGGAAAGCGTATCGGCAATCCTTCTGAGTGAGCCGTACCGCCGCAGGCTGATTCTGGTTCGCGCTCGCACCTTCGAGGAAATGAAGAACCTCAGTGCCACTGTGAAAGCAGATATGGCGCGGATACTGACTGATGGGCTGGGGCGCGGACAGAATCCGCTGGAGATAGCGAGGCGCATCACTGAGCAGACAGGTATTGAGTCTCGCCGGGCTAATCGTATCGCCCGGACGGAGATAACCACCGCGCTGCGCCGTGGACGATGGGATGAATCAGATGAGGCGACGGAGCAATACGGGATACTCACCCGCCAACTGCATTTGTCAGCACTCAGCGCGACCACCCGTCAGACTCACGCGTTACGACATGGAAAGCTCTACACAACGGAAGAAGTGAGGGAGTGGTACAGCATCAATGGAAACGCAATCAACTGCAAATGCACTCAGGTATCTGTTCTTGTTGATGAGGCGGGCAATCCTCTTTATCCGAACGTTATCGACATGGCCAGAAAAAGGCTGGAGAAAGCGAAACAGGCAGGACTGGTTCCCAATCATTCGCATTGCGGTTGTGGGCGCAAGCACGCTGCATAAACGTGAGAATCTTCAATGAAAGTACAGGTTAACGTCACTTCAAAAGTGAACAGCAAGGCCATCCGTAGGGAGCAACACAACGGACGCGAACATTGGGTTGTCCCTTCCTACACACTCCCGGCAAACGTGGTCATGAACGGCGGACTCTATCCTGCCAGCGAAATTGACCAGCACTATACCGGTCTGGAAGGGACGCTGGCACCGCTGGGACATCCACAGGTAAACGGCCAGTTTGTTTCGGCTTTCAGTCCTGAAGGCTTGAATGTGGGATATGTCGGGGCGTGGAACAAAAACGTCAAGAAGTCAGGTAACCGTGTCTACGTCGAGAAGTGGATCGACACAGAAGTGGCAAAGCGTACAGATGATGGCAAGCGTCTTCTTGAGCGTCTTGAGGCGCTGGAGAAAGGCGATGATGTTCCGCCAATCCATACCAGCGTTGCCGTATTCCTGGAAGAACTGGAAGCGAACGATGAGCAGAAAGCTCAGGGGGCTTCATGGGTTGCGAAAATTCACGCGATGGATCATGACGCCATCCTTCTGGATGAGGTTGGCGCGGCCACGCCAGAGCAGGGGGTAGGGATGATGGTTAACGCTGACCTCGCCACGCCACTGAAGGCTAATTCCGGTGCGCTGGTTGGCGAAACCTATCGCGAGCGAGAGCGGCGTCTGGAGAAGTATGCGAAAGATAAATTCGCTCCCGGAGAGAAAGAATACGCCTGGGTGGCTGACTTCACTGACTCGCAGGCCGTAATCATCCTCAACAATGGCGATCCGAAGGTTTACGGATACAAATCTGAGGGCGGAAAGATTGTCTTTGACGATACCTGGACAGAGGTTCAGCGCCAGAGTTCATGGGTTGCCGTCGTCAACAAGCTCAAATCATTTTTCACACCGCAGGATAACCCTGCACCAAACCACAAAATGGAGGGCGACATGCCTTTAACCAAAGAAGAACTGGAACAAATCGGCAGCATGGTTAGCGAGGCCGTCGCCACCAATACCGAAAAGGCTATCAAGCCTCTCGCGGAAAAGGTTGATGCGCTACAGGCCAATCAGCAACAACTTTCTGAAGCCCTGACTGCCAACTCCCGCGCCGAAGAGAAAACGAAGCGTGAAGCGGTGGCAAAAGTTCACGGCGAGATTGTGGCTAACGCCCTGTCTGGCGAAGCGCTGGACGCGATGTACAAAACCATTGGTGATGCCGCACCGCTGGGTACTAACTCTGCTCAGCATCAGAAAGAAACTGGCGCACCTGCCGCATCTGAATACTTCAAATAAGGAGCCTGGATAATGTCACGTTATCGTCGCGTTAATATCGACGGGGAATCGCTCTACAAGACCGAAACCCGCCTCACCTCCGCAGAACTACTGCCAGGCACTGCCGTCACTATTAACAGTGATGGTAAGTTCGCACAAGCCACTGCATTAACTGGCCGCATGTACATTATCGATTGCGCTTATCATCAGGGACTTGGCATTCGTGATGCCGTTCCTGCTGGCGATTCTGCTGTTGGCAACTATGTAGAAGAAGGCCGTGAACTTGCGCTTCTGTGTGTACCTGGTGCGTACAAGAAGGACAGCCCGATTAAGCTTGGTGCGGCTGGTCAATTCACACTGGCAACTGGCGACACCGATTCAGTAATCGGCTACAGCCAGGACGAGTTCACCATCGCAGCCAGCACCACCGACTTCATTCGCGTTCGTATGCGCGTTGGCACTGCCGCCGCTGCAGGCGCGTAACAAAAGGATAAACATATATGTATTTCTCTAAAGAGACACTGGCGACCAACTCGCGCCTTGGTGGTCACTGGAATGAGCTTTGGGCAAACCGCAACATGTGGAACGCACAGCATGATGCCATGATTGCGGCAAATCGTTCTAATATGACTCCTGAATGGCTGGCGGTTAATGCTGTAGGCGGTTTTACGCGTGATTTCTGGGCCGAGATTGACCGTCAGGTGCTGCAACTGCGTGATCAGGAGGTTGGCATGGAAATCGTCAACGACCTGATTGGTGTGCAGACTGTTCTTTCTGTTGGCAAAACTGCAAAGCTCTACAACGTTATTGGTGATATCGCTGATGATGTGTCTGTGAGCATTGACGGTCAGGCTCCATTCTCATTTGACCATACCGAATATGCGAGTGATGGCGACCCGATTCCGGTATTCACCGCAGGTTACGGCGTGAACTGGCGTCATGCTGCTGGTCTTAACTCTGTCGGTATTGACCTTGTGCTGGATTCGCAGATGGCTAAAATGCGCAAGTTTAACCAGAAGCGTGTCAACTACTATCTGAACGGCGACCCGAATATTCAGGTGCAGTCCTACCCGGCACAGGGTATCAAAAATCACCGTAACACCAAGAAGATCAACCTGGGTTCTGGTTCGGGTGGCGCAAATATAGACCTGACCACTGCCGATATGACAGCACTGTTTGCTTTCTTCGGGAAAGGCGCATTTGGTACGCTGGCGCGCGCCAACAAAGTCGCTCAGTATGATGTGATGTGGGTGTCACCTGAAATCTGGGCTAACCTGGCTCAACCGTATGTAGTAAACGGCGTAGTTAGCGGCAACGTACTGAATGCTGTGCTGCCATTTGCGCCTGTTCGTGAAATTCGCCCGACCTTTGCGCTGAGTGGCAACGAGTTCATTGCCTATGTTCGCCGTCAGGACATCATTTCTCCGCTGGTTGGTATGGCTGTTGGCGTCGTGCCGCTGCCGCGTCCGTTACCTAACGTTAACTACAACTTCCAGATCATGTCTGCTGAAGGTTTGCAAATCACCGCAGACGACCAAGGCCTGTCCGGAGTTGTCTATGGCGCTAACCTTGTGTAAGGAAATGGTATGGCTAAATACGAAGTTGTACGACCATGGTTCGGCGTAAAGGTTGGCGATGTGGTGGATATAAAAGAACTGCATCCAGCCCTGAAGTCGAACGTTCG